CTATCTCTTCAGATAACTTTTGTTTGCGATCCGCCATAGTTAAGCCTGCCTTAGATGCCTCTGTTCCTTGCTCGGTAGCAGCAGTCTGTGCCTGCAAGGACTCCAACTGAAACGGAAATAGTTCTTGCGCTCGAGCTTGACCTGCAGTCATACCCTCTAGTTGAGCCTGAGTAACTTGTTGTTGCAAAGGAAATGCTTCTGCCGCTTGCTCTGTAGCTTGCCTAGTTGCTTGGTTGGCTAGTACCCCCTGGTACAGGTTTACTATATTACCTGCACCCACGGCATTTATTCCAGCTTGTAAAGCCTCGTCTGAAACATTTCCAAATGCTCCAGTTTGTTTGAGGAACTCAAACGAAGCTCTTTTGTCGTCTGCATCCTTTTTCTTTTTGTAGTGCTTCTCGATGCCTTCGCCGATCTGTGCACCAAGGTTAGCTATTGCCTGCCCTTGTATCTCTGCGGCTCTTGCAAAGCCGCTGTAGTCTGCGTTGCCCAACTCTGGGCGAATCTGTGTTCCTGCTTGAAATGCCATAATTATTTAATCTTTCTAAAATAAGCTTGCGTTACCTAGTAGTCCACCACCAATGGCTCCAATTCCACCCATTATTCCAGCCTGCCCAGCTGCCTTAGCCTGAGCCTGCATTCCTTGGAACGTAACGTCCTGCCCTCGCTGTTGCAAGGCCATATTGATACCTACGTTAGGATCGAACAGCTGAGGCCCCATAGGGCCTGCTGCGCCCTGCTGTGCCTGCCCGAGCATTGAACCACCAAGACCGATTGCTGCCGAAGGACGACCAAGCAAGGTCATACCAACATCCCCTGCCAGTTGACGCTGCATACCGAAAGCCTGCCCACCTGCCTGGCGTGCTTCTGCACGTAGTCCACTACGAACCTGCTCACGTCCAAGTAATTCAGCCGCTACGGAGCTTTCGTCACCAATACGACCACGAGCTAGGGAACCCATACGGGCAGCCTGCTCGGCCATTCTACGCCGTTCTGGGGATAGTTCCCCTTCGCCTTCGGCATACAGTGTTTCGGCCTGCTGTTGAGATAAGTCTGCAAGTCCTGCGCTATATGGGTCAGCAGCACGATAAGCCTCTACAACTTGAGGTGCAAACTCCTGCAAAGCTCCTACGTCTGCTTCACGTTGCAACTGCAACTGCTCACGCTGTAATGCACCTGCACGGGTTGACTGCTCCTCTAAGAGGTCGAACAGTCCAGGTGTAGCCTTCAGTGTTGGAGACATACCTTCCATCTGTGTCTCGATCTCTGCTATACGTGCAGCACGATCTTTACCTGGATCTCCAACGGCGTTGAGGAAAGCTTCACGCAATCGCTGTCCAGTAATAGCACCATCTTTTCCGAGTCCAGATCGTTTCCGACCTGGTGACTCGGTGTCAGGGTAAAGTTTTTTTGCTTCAGCTTCAATGTCTTCCCTTGTGCGTGAACCTTGGACTTCTTGACCAGCTTTTAAACCAGCTAGCTCCGCTTGCAAACGTGCGTACTCAGGGTTCTCTGAACCAGCTTCAAGGCCTCTGGCCATTACGCCAATGTCCGCAAGCTCCAGTGCAGTGTATTGCGGACGGTAAGTCCGCTCTGCACCAATCAATCGCTCTTGCAATCGAGGGTCCGTGATGCCTTGGTATTGACTACTGAAGCCTTTACCAAATAAGTATTCGCCCATTGACTCGCCAGGGTCAATAGGTGGTGGTGCTTTTGATCCGCCTTTTCCGCCTCCCATAGTATTATATTCCTAAGATTTTGTTGAATAGTTTAGTGCTGTATACCACTCGGGCAGGAGCACCATTTCTGTGTCGTATGCCCAATAGTTTTTTGTGCATAACTTCAGGGCATTTAATAATGAAGTCATGTGTCATTCGTTTAAAAGTTTGATTGTCTGTTGCGAATAAAAAGGCCATAAAGATGGCATTGCCATCTGGCTTGTCAGCTTCCCAGTTCTTAACAAAGAACCAGTCATCTTCCTCGTCGCAATTATACCACATAAAGACCCCTAGTATTTTACCCTCTGCGTCCTGCTCTGCAATAAAGGTATCCTTGGCCATATGATAAGCCACAAGGAGTTGTATTAAGTCACGGGGCCACCCGTCCAGTACCTTGCCATTCTCCTTTTCAATACAGAAGTCCACTACCTTGTCGATGAAAACAAGGGCTTCTTTTTGCGTAGCGTTTTGCAACGCTAGTTGTACTGATTGCAGGAGAGGGTTCATTAGTATCCGACTGCCTGGAAATATACTGGACCAGCAGAATTCATTGATTAGGATTCAAGCGCAGTTACCCGTGCCTCCAGGGATTCAATTTTGGCTACGGCTTCTTGGAGGGCTTTAGTCAGAAGCGGAACAAGTTTGGACTGGTCAATGCCTTGGTAATCTGGATTGCCTTCTTCATCGACTGCATCCTTGGTTCCTGTGACGGCTTCTGGAACTACCTCCTGAGCTTCGTGAGCAATGAAACCATCGACACGAGTACCGTCGGCTTTCCATCGAAAGTTGCAAGGCTTGAGCGTTTTGAGTCGTTCAGTGCTGTCGTCTAATTCGATAATGTCTTCTTTGAGGCGATAGTCGGAGGAAGTGTTGTAGGCTGTTGAGGATGCGGTAACTGAGATACTTCCTACACTTGACCCGTCCTTCCTAAAATTAACAACACTACCATTCGTTCCTATGCGATTAAAAGCAGCCGCTGTGGAGTTTACTCTCGCCGAAGTAATTAGGCCAGCTTGCGAAGAGCCAGCCCCGTGAAGGGCTATTCCTGCAGAAGTCGCATTATCATAAGGATTTATGTCGGTAGTTCCTACCAGTACAATACCCTGATTGTTTATCCGCATCCTTTCATGCTCATTAGGGTAGGTGGTTTTAAAAATTATTGCATCATTAGCAGACAATTCTAGGGTATCTGTAATGCCTACCCTAGAGGCTGTTATATGAGTTCTTGGAAAACCATCGCCAGTATCTTTTCCTGTCTTTAGTTTTCCATTGCTATCCCATTGAGGAGCACCCGTAGAAAGCTTGGAGGGAGTAATACCACCATCTTTAACAATGATTCCGCCGCCAGAAATTTGCGTGCTTACATTGTCCACGGCACTTGTCGTAAACGTAGCATCATCAATAACTTGATTTAACTTGTCGGCTGTTAATTGCTCGCCGTTAGAGAAGGACTTTCCTTTGTTTATAATTGCCATAAGATTAAGCTGTTCGTTTCCACATATGGACTACGATGTAAGGTTGGAGATTGTTGTGGGGGTTGTCTGAACCCTCTATTTGTGGCAAACCAAGATTGGCCCCACTTATATCTGGTTCTCCTACTGTATTGTCCAAACCGTTTGTTGAATTTACACCATTAGCATTTCGTCTGAGTAAAATATTATTGGTTCCATAAGTATTTCTGTTGGGGACGTGGTCGTGGGCGGGCATTTCATCCAACGTAAGCGTATGCGTCTTAGCACCACCAGTTTCTTCTGCTGTGTCAAAGTCCGTGTCCCCTGAATCAATACCAACGGGTACACGACCAGCACCAAAGGCTACCCATGTCCCGAACCCTAACAGTGTAGCAGGGTTGGTTGCATCGCTGGCGTTCATATAAATAGAACCCACTGGATATGCTAACTCTAAGGCATCTGTTGCTAATTTAGATGCAGTTACCCCTGCGTCTTTAATTCTTAGCTTGCCATCGGTATGCAACTCCAGTGTTGAGTTATCAACTGGATCATCAAATGTTGCTGCGTCCGCAATGTTATTAAGCTTGGTATTTGTTACGGTGTCAGTAGCACCGAATGTATTTCCTGTTGATAAAATAGCCATATATTATATTGCTTTATTTGTTGATCTAAAAGTGGTTGAGCCGTCCACTTCAATTGCTCGTATTCGTGGTCGTCCAGTTGTATTGTTAAATGTAAATTGTATGCCGTAGCCTCTCTTATTACCTATTCTACCACGGATAGACACATCCTCTCCTGCTGGTAGTACAGAGCCATTAAATGAAGACAGGGTCCCTAGGGCTATAGTTGCGTCAGGGTTCTCGGTTTCAACCTGAATAGTAAGGTCAGAATCATTGGTGTCGCTGGATTGAACGTGCAGGTCGAACTCCTTCCACCTCTTCCGCTCCATGCTACCTAGGGTGTATTGACGGGTGCTAATAGCGGCGTCAATATTAATACCTTTTGATTCTTCTCCGATTGCTGTAACAATTCGATCTACACCGTCTACACGATAATCAAGCCTGTGTATTCCGCCGAGCTGGTTAATTGCGTAAACCCCTCTGTCAGAACCATCTCCAGAAACAATCAAACTTTCTATGTCCCAGTTTACGTTGCTTGTAGTGTCTATACTTTCCCACTGCTGGTTTAAAAAATTGTATACGAGGATGGCATTGTTCTTGGTTGCACCATCTAATGGAACGGCGATATAGTAGCGATTGTCAAAATAGACAGCTACGGATTGCTCCCACGCTTCTTTATTGATGCGCTTGATTGTCTCGTTGATCGGCTCGGACAGGGGCGTTTCTGTGCCACGAAGGTTATATTCGTCAAGGAACTGAGTGCCGTACACGCCATTGTCAGATAGGAATATCACCTGATTGCCAACCTGCCTAATAGACTTGCGAGCCACGCAACCAACTTCATTTGTAAGCAAGCGTGTAGAAGCAGCCTCTAGGTTGATCGTGTTCTGAACAAGGTGGATTGAGTTACGGTTAAAAACCATCAGGCTGTCTTCTGCGAATGAGTGCAAGCCCACCACGTAATCCGCCGTTCCAGCATTGAACCTATACTGTGCGTATATGCGGTCGTATGTGTCCGTATCCAGAATGTCGGAGGCTATCACTTCATCTAAAATACCACGTGAGGTAAAGCTGTCAACAGTATCATCAACCTCAAACCTGTATGGCATTACCAGTCTACGCTGGTGATATGTTGCAAAGGGTGGGGCTGGCATATGGCTGAAGCCGAGACCTACTGATACGTGCTGCTGAATAACTACACCTGACACATTAGAAGCATCGTCCAGCTGGACAAAGAAATCAATTGTAAATGCCGTATCATCACGGGCTGCTACCAAAAACTCTGAACCTAGAGTAAAGGTAGATGGATTCCCCTCGCTTTCAATAACAAATACGTTGCCTACATCTAAGCCATTCATGTCAGCTAAGGTTGAAAATGTTGCGGTTGCTTTACCGTCTACAATATCTACCTTTGTGGGAGTCAGACGCTTAGGCTGGCTATACTCGCCGCTGGCCACCTTGGTGAACGCTGGAGTCCCAGAAAAGTCACCATTCCACTCAAGGGCAGTCTGTCCACTGCGGAAGATAAAAACCTTATTAAAGGCTTGAATCATATCTGATTGTGGTGGAACAGTTTCCCCAGTTGGGTAGACAATATCAGTAGTGCCCCCAGTGGTAAGATTTTTTGCGACAACCTTTAAGTTGGAGGCAATCAAAATGTATTGGCTTGCGTTGTCAGCTGGGTCGCTAAATCCCGTGCTCGCATAAACCTCCGTAACTTGTCCTTGGTCAAGCACCATTTGATAGCCAACGACGGCTTGTGTCGTAACCCCTGCGATGTCAAAGGGTAAATCCTCTGGCAAAACTACGGCTGTCACGTAGGTTTCATTGGCTCCAGTCAGGGCGTAGGTTAATGTAACTGTATCCCCATTGTCCGTAGCACCAGTGAGCGTATGCAAGCCATTAGGGTCCGTTGTGGTAAACTGAACTCCCTCTACTGTAACCTCGTCACCAATCTGAAAGCTATGCCCTGGCTCTACGGCTGGGTCATCAAGGGTTAAAGAGACTACGTTGCTAGTTAAACTTGCGGACTCAATAGTTGTTGGCAGCAAAGAAGTTACGCCGTCATCAATCTCGACTGCCGATGGAAGCCGCAGTACATCTCCACCTACAGCAAAGGGGGCTTCGATAAGCTCTACACCTTTACGCACTTGAGCTTCACCGTTACGATCTAGGCGCACGTTGCGTGCATCAGCAAGCACACCAGCCTGCAGCTGGTCAGGGCGCAGGCGATTGTTAAACCCAATAAACCCACGATCGCCATCTTTGGAGATGCGGTCGTCTAGGGCACCATATGAATCATATTGAGGCATTAGCAGTTCCAGGCCCTCCGAGACCAGTAGTTAGCGGATAGCTTGTTAGTCTTGCCCTTGATGCCTCCGCTACGTGCGCAGTAGCTTTTCTTCCTGGCGGGTTGATTCTTTTTGATGCTCATGTTTGCATCACCAAACCTGACGATCTTTTCCTTCCCGCCCTGGCAGGCTTTCACAACGAACTTCTTCCCGCCCTGGACTTCACGGCGTGGCACGTTGCACTTCATCTTTGATTTATCTGGCATTACTTTTTCTTAATTGATTTGACCCGACGTGGCTTACCCGCTGGTTGACCTAGTTTTTTCTTCTGGGCTATACGTGACTTTTTTTGACTGGATGAAATTTCGCTTGCAGTGACAGGTGTCTTTTTGCTTACACGCTTTGACGGCCTGCAGTATGGTGTCCCTCGCTTTTCGCCCTTGCGTCTTCCGCAGGGCTTCCCCGAGCGGACATCCACCCAGTCCTCCTTGAACCACCTCTTGAGAGAGGCTCCTGCCTTTGTCTTCCGAACTGACATTATTTGGCACGCTTTCGTTTACCCCAGTTAGCTGCCCCTACCTTGCGGCACTTAGCGATTGCTCCACTTGCATACGCAGATGGGAATACCTCGTAACGGGCTTTGACTTTCTTATAGCAGGCGTCCTTGGGCATTATCCTTTGTCCTTGCAGCCGCAACCTTTTCGTTCTCCGCAGGAACCTTTGCCTGCCTTTGCTGGTTTTCGAATATACATAGTGTTATTTGATTTGAGATGAACCAAAGTAGAATCCTACGATGGCTAAGGCAGTCTGCCTAATTTCTGGTAAAATGACGAATCCCTGCACGGTGTCCCATTGCACGCCCTTGAATAGCCCTAGAAAGCCGTTTGTCTCTCTACCTATACTTACCCCTACGTCTGTCCACGCAAAGACGAATGGGGCTATTACAATGGCAAAGACGGTGGATACCACCAAGAACCTACGGACCAATACACCAGCATTACGCTTTGCGGCTGCATCAGCTGACGCATCTGCACCCTGTTGCTTGCCCAGCATACGCTCAAACTGACGGGCCTGGTTCTCCATCTGTGCGCCAATAAGCTTCATTACGAAACCGCTTACGCCTCCTCCGAGCATTGCTATTAGTTCTGGTGTCATATTATTTCTTTCGTTTATTGTGGAAGTCGAACAGGACTTTAACTTTTTCTGACAGAGCTTCGATATTGTAGTGCATTCTAGCTAGCACAATTATAAGTGTAATAATTCCAATTAAGACTGGCGTGATAGAAGATATGACTTGCAATACTTCATTCATTTGTTCCTCAGTTCCTTGATTACTTTGACGGCCGAAGCAGTCATATAGATAAAGGTCGCAAGACCTACTACAAATCCTAGTATCTCGTTTACGGGTGCTAGTTCAATGGTGGCTATAAATCCTCCTGTTCCAATTGTTGATTTGTAGATTATGTCTTCCATTAGATTTCCTCTGGTTGTTCGACGGGTAAATACGTGTCCACTACGCTAGCTTCCTCAAGCTCGTCTAGGTCATACTCCGAAACATCCAATGCCCACTCACCGTCAGCAGTAGGGACTGGCTTAGTCAACCAGCGTGTGCCTGTGCCTTCAGTCCAGTAAGCAAAGCCAATGTCTCTGCCCTCTTCGTCTGCACGGTCACAGGCGTCTTTTTCTGTTGAGTATAGTAAGTAGCTCATTATGCGTATATGTCGTAGTGATCGTTAATGTTGGTTTCGATGGCAGCACGGTTGGCTGACTCGTCGGAGGGGTAAAGAATTACTTCTCGGATAGTGCCATTCCAATATCCAGCTGGGGCAGTTCTTAGCAATCGACCAATTTGAAACTTGTCAAGTGTCTTGACACCTAGGTCATCTGAGTTGCTACCAATAGAAGATGAGTCGGCAAACAACTCTCTACTGTTTCCAGTCGTTACGAAAGAAACTAAAGACTCTGAAGAAAATGACCCTCCGTTAATGTTTACTAACACGGCAGGGTCGTCGGCTCGCTCTAGTGCTCGATATTGTCCCGCAGAATCACCAACACCATTGAAGGCGTTGTCACTAGCAGAATTTCCCAGCGACCAGATATATTGATTAGAAGGAACATTAACCGTAGCAACCGAAAAGGCACTTAATGGTTGGTCTGTCCCAGTAAAGGATGAAGCAACCTCATTTGCCGCAAAGAAATCATCAACCCCATCAAAGTCTATACCATCACTAACAAGCACACCAGCATCCACAATCTTAGGCTGACTTCCAGACACCTGCTGAACAGCATCATTGCCGTTTCCTGACTGGTCATACCAAGTCTCCACAAAGCCGTCCACTTGGTCATACCCTGTGTCTACTCCAGATGGGAGGTCGATGTCGTAGTGGTCGCCGATGTTAGCTTCTATGGCTGTTCGGTTGTCCGACTGGTCGGAGTCATAGATGATTACTTCCTCAATCTTTCCGCCGTAATCGTTGCCTCCGCTATTAGCGTTTCGACCAATTTCTAAATCGCCTGTTGTGTTTAATATGAACCCAGATACAGATGAAGTTACTGGCGTGCCTCCATTGAGAGATATTTTTAAATCACTTGCATCGTAAGACCCAAAAACTAATGCGCTATTTCCTAATGTAATTGCGGTTTCAGATGCATAAGCAGTGCCATCATCAAGACCATAAGCAACATTGTTTGCTCCACTAACAAACATTCGCCAATTTTCGTCAGCCCTACCATCTTCCTTGAGAGACATTATTCTTCCAGCTTGCGACGGCTTAATTACGGAAATAGATGTATGGCTAGTTGCTCCATCTATAGGGTCAGTAGCCTCAAAGAAATCATCATCCCCATCAAAGTCTAACCCACCAGTTACCAAAGCCCCAGCATCAACAATCTTAGGCTGACTTGCGTTTGTCCCTTGAGTTGCGTGGTTGGCGTTGCCTGATTGGTCATACCATTTGGATACGAAGCCGTCTCTTAAAATTTTAAAGTTGCTAACGGTAAAGCTAGATGGAATGTCACCCTCCGTAAAAGCTATAAAGCTAAAGTTACCCGAAGCCGTCAGAGTTGCCGTATAGCTTCCGCTAGTAGTATATTCTATATTCTCGTTTGATGCTAGAATGTTATTGTTATAAGCTTGACGAAGTGAAATTTTAGGAGAACCAGATGTTATGTTTAAATCAAAGGAAACTTTTATTACATTTCCCGACACTCCTGAGTCAGTGTCCCAACCAGCGAAACCATTAGCAGATGAATTAGACGCCGTAAATCCCGATGACGATGCTCCTGTAAATGTTTCAAAGGGCTGCGTCGTGTAATTACGAGCCGTGGATAGCGTATTCGTATTCACCCAATCCTCAAGCGTCCCATCAGCAACATCAGCCGCAGTAAAGGAATCCTCTGCGTCGTCACTAGAACGCCTTACGTCCACTACGTTACCTGTGAAACTAGAGCTAAGGTTACGGAGGCTGTAGGCGGCGGCGGCTTCCACTAAGTCACCTGTGCGCTCACCATTGGCATCCAACTCACGGATGTCCAGGGGTGAAACAATCTGAGAGTTTACCCACTCGGTCATTGCACCAGAAGATATATCCTCTGCAGAGAAGTCCCTCTCCGAGTTGTCACTTGCTCGTCTTACACGAACAACTGAAGCGATATTACTTGCTAGGTTGCGTAGGCTATACGCAGCAGCAGCCCCTCCAAATGATTGAAGAAGCTTCTGCCCAACCCTATTCAGCATAGGGTTACGACCAAGGGCACCCTTTAGGCTTAGGAACATACTAGTATTTGTGGCAGATTACTAGACCGCTAGTTACAGCTACTGCGCTGAACTGACCGTAAAGGATAGTCCCTGCGCCTATCCCTACACCTGTAAGGACAGCCAAGGACTGGTCAACATTGCTGGCAGTAAGTGTAGAAAAGTTAGTATCAGTAATGACCTGGATGGCTCCATAACGTTTGCCAGTGACGGAGTCACCTGCGTTAAGGACTTCTGATCCGACTGAGGAAAATTCTAAAGTATTATTTCTGGATGAACTCATAGTGGTATTATAGCATAACTGCTATCTGGATTGACGGTTGACGTAAGTTGAAAACTTTTTGTTGATTGTATTGTTGTTGGACCGAAGGTCTATTTTTTCTAGCTCCAGGGCCAGGTAGGTCCCTGCAACGGCTTCTTCCTGCATAGCCTTGTTATGCTGACCATCCATCCTTAGGAAGTCTGCATACGCAGCGTGCGCTAAAAAGAAAAAGAACTCCTGAGGTATGTCTTCCGAGGACTCGGTAAACGAAGGTAGCTCTTTCTGGTAGTTTACAAAAACCTTGCCTGAGTCGTTAGCAATGAGGTTCAATACGTGAGCACCATTGGAGTCCACGTAGAACTCGTACTCCAGGGCGGAGTTCCTGTTGAAAGGCTGCTGGCGGTAAATACGCTGGAAGTCCGAAATGTTATTCAGGGATGCTTCGGCGTAAGGGACCAATCCTTCTGCACTAACTGTGCGTTCTTCACCTATTACAGCGTAGCGTGGCCAGCTCGGGCTGGCACGATATGCCTCAAATGCCCTGCGGTTTACAAACTGCTCAATGCTTACCTTTTCTTCAGCGGTAAAAGAACCTACGCCAGATAGGGCAACTATGAGTTTGTATAGATCGCTGTAGGTTTTATCTTGCATTAGTTGGCATTAGTTAGCATTAAAGCTTGTTAGGTGTAAGGTCTGAGAAATTCTTTTGGAAATAAGTCAGGAACTCTTTGGAGTGCACTGTCTCTTGTCCGTATTTTTTTATGAGTCGAAAGTACTCACGGTGCGGAATAGTTGCTACGCAACGGCCCAGCACTGGGTGCACCTTTCCTTTTTCTTGCGAGGCTTCTTTACGAGCCTGGTTTACACGAGTAGCTTCTGTGCGCTTCTCCAGTTGAAAACCATTTTTAATTTCGTCCATAAAAGCCTGATTGACTTCATCGTCGGAGTACTTGGGAACTTTTGTAATTATAGACATATCTTTGAGTTTACGGCAAAAAGGGGAGCCAGACAATAAAAATCTGGCTCCCCGAAATGTCAGCAAAGATTACTGAGTAATCTTACCGTGCGCTTGAGGGTGGTATACACCAAGCGTAAGTGTGCAATCGCAGAATCCACGTTCGCCTCCACCTTCGTTAGGCAGACGAGTTGAACCCATAGGGATCAGTTCGTGCACGCCGTAGTACTCAGGGTTGATAAGGTAGCCATCGTTGTAGTCAGTACCGCCAGCAATAGTTGCAGGAGCAGTGTCTGGGTTCATGTTGACGATGGACACGATACCGTGGTCGCTTTGGTAAAGCTCGACAGAGAGTTTGATCTCAGCCTTGTTACCGTCGTAGTTGACAGCACGGATGCTTTCGGTTGCGCCAGCAGATACACGAGCGAAGTCAGCAATTGTGCGACGAAGACCAGTGTCAGCAACAAGCATAAGGTTGTTGGAGCTACCAGTTTCACGATAGATCGAAGAGATCAAGTCGTTAAGATCTTCTTCACCGAATGCACCAGAAGTGCTGATGTCGTAGATCGAAGACGCAGGAGTGCGGAATCCAGCAGGAACGTCAGCAGGACCAGCAGAGTCGATCCAGTCACCAAGACCACGAAGGCCATAAGGTGTACCAGCACCGTCTTCTACGCTGCGGTCTTGTGTACCGATCAGTGTAGCTTCGATGTCACGCTTGAGTTCACGGATAGCTTTAGCTTCAGCTTGTGCAACCTTAGCTGGGCCTACGCTGTCAACAGCTTCTTGAAGGTCAGAGACCTTGAAGTTACGGCGGAACTTTTGGACGTAGTTACCAAGACGAGCACGACCAGCGAACTGATCAGTGAATGTAGCAACGTCTTCGCCTTCGGCTACACCAGCAGTGCTAGGAGCAGAAAGAGCGTCTACGGTCCATTCAGTGAATGTAGCACTGGACTTCTTCTTAGAAGCAGATGAAAGGACAGGAGTTTCCTCGGGAGCCAAGATGGTAAGTACATCTGTGAGGTCTTCACGATTAGAAACAGCGGAACCAGGATTAGTGGTGTCGAATGTATTTGAGAATGCCATTGTATTTTATATTTGAATTAATTTATCTATTTTGTAGTTGAAGAGTTCTGAGAGTAATGAAGTCATCTTTTTCTCCTGATTGCTTAAACTGAGTACTCAAGTTCTTGATTGATTTATTAGTGCGGCTCACTTGCTTTTCAGAGCTTGCGGCATTTGGAGTAGAAGTATTAGAAGGGTTAAGTCTTACCTTAGACTTTGCGCTTTGTACTTCTTTCCGACCGTAGATGCTGTTAGCAGCGTGCGCCAGTAGGTATGGCATCTGAGCCTTTACGTCAGCAGGAAGGTTGTCCATCAATGTATCAACCCTAGGGTCGCTCATAATGGCTTCGTATTCCCGCCGTGTATCGTTGTCCTCGCCAGTCATCCAGGGTAACTCAGCTTCTGCTTGAGCACGTAAGTGCTCCTGCATTTGTTTGCTTTGTTCAACCTTTTGGATTTCTTCTAGGCGAGCAGGTAGGAACTTGTCCCTGGCCTTGCGTGCCTGCAATAAAGCATTGCGGACATCGGCCTTGGTCATTTCCCTGCCTTCTACTTCTGTGACTACATCATCAGCTTCATATCCGTCTGCGTTGAACATAATGTCCTCAGCCCATTCAATGACGTTACTCGCATCTGTTGCTTTAGCCTGTAGGTCCTCTAGGGTATCTACGCCAGCAAACGGATTGTTCTTAACTTCCTGTTTGGGTTGCAGTGGATTGCTTTGATCAGCAGAAAGCTTCGCCTCAATTTCTTTTAGCTTTTCTTCTGCTGCCTTGCGTTTAGCTGTGAGTTCTCCGAAGCGGGCTACTGCACGGCTGCCTAGCTTATCAGCTAGTTCCCGCAGTTCCTCTTCGGACATTTCGTCTAAATCAATCTGAGAAAGAACTTGCTCGTCTGATTCGGATTCAGGTGCTTCGTCTTCAGTACTCTCGTCTGATTCCTCTGTACCTTCTTCTTCTTCAGAAGCAATTTCGTTGGCCTCCTCTTCCTCAACCTCAGCAGTCTCTTCCTCCTGTGGTTCAGGGGCTGGTTGCCCTAAGCGTTGAATCGCAAAATCCTCCGCTGTTATATTTGTCTTTTCCGCTGTAGAGTTTTCGGGTTCAGCGTCTCCCGTTGTGACTTCGTTGTTCATATAATTCCACTCCTCAACGCCGAGCGATAGCTATGTTTTGCATTATAGCACACAAAATGCGTGCTAGGAAATTACTCCGAAGGGGAATGCTTGCCCCAGGTGGACATAGTTAGGATCTGATCGTAACTAAGTATGCGTCCTGAAAGTTGTTGGATCTTGTCTGTCGAAGCTTCATACATCTCTGCAATGCACTCTTCACGCATTTGCCTTATGAAATCAATAAAGCGCTTGAACGAATCGTGCCGTTTGAGGTGCTCGATGTCTTCTTCTATCTGAGGTTTTTCCATATTAGTATTGAGGCATTGATTGAGTCTGTACTTCGCCCATCTGTGCAGGGGTAGTACCTATGCGGCCAATCTCAGCATTCTGCATTTGCTGCATCTGGAACTGATACTGACCTGCGTACTTCTGAAGGCGTTCAGCGAAGGCCTCGTCCTCTTGTAATTTCTGCTGAATGTCAGGCTGTTGTCCGTACTGCTGCAGGACCTGCATAGCAATCTGACCTCCGCTTGCACGGGCTGGCATTTCTATGCCAGCGTGTATTTTGGTTAGGTCGTCGGTGACGTCCTTGACTACTTGCTGCTGTGCGTTTTCTACAGGAGAAAGCACAGAGTCCGCCAGGATAGGATCAACCGATCCCGCTAGAACAGCAATCAACTTGTCAACGTCGATACGTCCGTTGCGGTCCAGCTGGATAAGCTGAGTCATCTGAGCTAGCTTGACTTCCTGGGACTTGGGGTCGGTGTTCAAGACATCGTAGTTAATTGTAATATCGAAGTTCTCGTCGGGATTACCTCGGTTCATAATCTGAGGATCAGGAATGCCAGTTACACGGAAGAACACTTCGTCTGGTCCGAAGCGCTGGAAGCAACGGTAAGCCATCCGCATAACCTCTGCGTTGTGCTGCAGGAACTTGTCCACCAGGAACTGCTTGCGTATACTAGAGATCTGAGAGTTCTCGTCGAGTCCTACCAGGCGGTCAGCCTGCGTAGACTGATTCACTTCCATTTCTATCGACCCTTGGTTGAAGGCAGGGGTCGGAGCAAAGTCGAGATCACCTTTGCGGCGATACGGGATCATACGTCCTGGTCCCCAGTCGCTAGGTGCCTGACCTACGGGATGAAGAATCGGAGGTAGAGTCGCTAGGCTGTTCCTGTCGATACGGGAGTCACGCTCTACTTTTACCTGGTTCTGTATGCCACGTAGAAGATCTGGGACCGTTGTTGTATCGTATAGACGCTTGCTGTCTTCAGACAGCTTAGTGACTACAACTGGGTAGTCCTCGTAGCCGTTGAGCAGTTCACGCTTGGCGTAGGCGGGCGCCTCGTTGTTGTCTCCGCTGTACTCCTTGTGGAATACAGTGCAGTAGATCCCTTCGGATCCGTCTTCAGGGTCGACCAGCCGTTGGTACGCATACACGATTTCTATTAGTTCATTCGCTTCGTAAGCGTTATCGGTTAGGCTAGTACTACGGCGGCCTTCCTGTTCTCTTTCAATGCTATCAATGTTTACCCCTCGGTAGTGCTCAATAATGTAGTCAACAAAATCTGCGTCCCAGCCTGATGTCGCTACCTTGTTTTCCAGTTCTTGAGCTGTATAGTAAGTTCTCCAGAAGCAGTAAGGTGCTCGCTGCGGGTCGGTTACATACGGAGGAAAAAAGAAGTCCCCGTCTGGGGCTAGGGTCTTGATCTCTGGTGCATTGACCTGCCTGCGAACAACAGGAAGCTCGGCTTCGCCTGAATCCCTGAGTTCCTTCAGTGCTTTCTTTGCACGCTTTTCTGTGACCCCTTCAAAAATGTTTTGCAGGATGAAGACTAATTCGTCGTCGTTTTCTCCTGACTGCACTGCCCCAAAGATATTTGGGTCCAGCTCTGCAATCTGCTCTAGCGTAAGCTTCTGCAGGAATTGTCGGTCCTCCATGTGCCAGCCAACGTATGTAATCAGTAGGCCTCGCTCCAGTAGGTAGTTAGCACCTAGCTCCATTTCACGCTTATAGCGTGGAATATATCCGCTGGTAGTCATCCACTTAAGAAAGGATGAAACTATTTCTGCACGAGCAATGTCGCTGGATTCCACGGGGTATGCCCGAATGTTGGAACGATTCAACGAAGACATAAACAAAGACACCAGGCGTGTAATACGCTCGTCAATGACGTGGCTCTCTGTGTCGGACGCTCCCTCCCAGGGGAATGCATCGGCCCCGTGCTTGCGGTGATCACGGCTCTTGCCTGGCCACCAGTTCCTGCGGTCGTCGTAACTCGTGCGGCATAAATCAAAGTAGGCCTCCAGTTCGTTTACTGTTTCGTCGTAGGCATTACGCAGTGCATTTATGTCGGGACTTGCATCAACGTAAGTTAAAGATTCAAAGGTAGATTTATTTTGCATTTAGTTTCTTTCGGATTGATTTCGTCATCTCATGGATGTAACCCTTGTGAACGCCAATTTTATCACACAATTCTTGTGGAAGCATCGGCTTATCAAGTTCATGCCTAACATAACGATTTAGGTATTCCCATCCAGCCAAACGATTTACCTGTTCGCTGATCCATTCTGGATCTAAGGTAATGTCATCTTTATCTGACATAGCGATACGATACCCCCTTGTCGTCTTCGATTGCTTCTACGTTTACATTCTTTCCTTCGGTCAGAAAGTTCTCTAGCTTTCGAGGTATCGCAACTGGGACCTTCTTCTTGATTTCCTTGATGTACACGTAGATGTAGCTTCGGTTAGGCGCCTTTGAGTGCACTACGCCTATGTATCTCTTAGGCATAAGCTCTGGTATGTCAACGGCTTCGGCCAGCAGTGCTTGACCAGCTTCGTCAATCCACCTGGCGTAGCCAGTTCCAGTAATGCTATCCTCGGGCAGTTTTGTTTCTACGAGTTCTACGATGTAGTCTACTTGCACTTCGTGCTCTTCAGCGATTGTCTTTAGTCTTTTCTTAGGCATATTAGTATCCTCCTGTATTTGTTCTTGTTGTTTGCATAGATGCATTAGACATAAAGTCTGGCCCTTCGCCTCCGTTCGACATCCGCAGATAGCGGATAACGTCGAAGAAATCCTTCAGTGGTTCATCTGCTTTGCCCTGCTTGTTGTAGTTTATCAGACTCTCTATGAGGTTTCCGCAGTCCTTGTGTATATAGCAGAGAGGCTTGTTGCTTGCGTCTATCCCTACGTTAGGGTTATAGTTGAACCAGTCGTCGAGTGCAGTGATGCCCTGGTCTTCCATAGCTCCGTTTGATGGTATAAAGCTTAGACCGAAATCATAGAACGAAGTAAACAGGTCGTCGTTGTTCTCGTTTTCTTTAGCAAAGAACCTGGAGTCCCCTATGCGTTCGGTGACTTCAATGCCGAGGTCCTCTTCTATTTCGTTGAATAACTCGCAGTATCCTTCTACGTTGAGTCCTACCTTCTTCGACGCTGGGCCGTATCTCCACTTGGGATCCCCGAAGATCGCCCACTCCCCGAAGCTGTCACGGTCTGGCCATTCCTTTCGGATGTATACCTCTCCGTGCTCGTTGACTCCAGCCCAGATGCAGGTGTAGTTCCTTGCGCCTGCAGGGTCAACCACCTGGTAACAGGTGAACTGCGACTTGTCAGAAATGTCGGGGAACTGCATCTTGTATTTGTTGGGTTCCTCAGACAGTACGTTGACTTCTGTATTGAAGTAAGGAAGCAAAGCATTTGCTGATTTGACTGGTACGCCGTAGGCACGGACCAGTATCTCTGAGTCAGGCCTACCTACTAGATCCTTAGCTATACGTTCGTAACCGCCAAAAGGATTCTCGTCGGAGTGCAGGTAGATTACTGCAGCGTCACGGCTGGGGCTGTACTGCTGGATAGGGACCACCTTGTCCTCTAGTAAGGCCGCAGGCCTTGTCTGAAGTGTCTCTGCGTTCTTTAGGTACTCTGATATGAAAGGTGTATAGCCGTCAATAGGTGTAAACCCGATCAGCATCTTGGAGTCCCGTGTAGCTAAACGGAAGCGCAGGGTGTTTACCAGTGCAGCGTCACCAAGGTATTCGTCCAGCCAGGCCCCGATGTTCAGCCCCTTGGGCTGCTTGAACCCGAACTCAAAACCTTCCAGGATCGTCTGGTTATTACTGTACTGCGTATAAGTCTTGAAGTCCACTCGGGTCCTCGTATCTGGAAAGATAAACGAAGAAGCCGTGAATCCGTTCTGCATAGAGTAGTTGATATACCCGTCTACGCTCTTAGTCTTGCGCTTGAACTCCTTGGGCATCATCTCCCAGATTGCAGCCTGCTGCACCTTGATGGACGTATCGGCGTTCTGAGAGAAGCATACGATATGCCCGTCCATACTTTCGGTGACGGCCTCCATCAGCATCTTTGCGCATCCAGTTGTTTTCCCTGATCTGTTGCCACCTAGTGCCAGGACTTCGTTCTGCGCACGCAATCCCGTACGTATCCTGTCCCAGCCCGCTAGGTCAAAGCCATAGCGAATCGGGTCCTCGATGGCTGCCTGTATTCTGCCTTCGTGCGCCTCGTGCAGGGTAGCTAGTAGCTTAGGGTCCTGCTCACCAAGCAGGACTATCTCCTCGTCTGTAGGAGGCCGCACTATAGGGTGCTCTGTAAACGTAATCGGCATTACTTAGACTTCTGCGGCTGCTCGGTCTTCGGGGCCGCTGGCTTCTTGCTCCAGTCGATATCGTCGTAGTTCTTGCGCTGCTTGGCAGCGTTGTGCCCCTTGCGGGGTGCGCATCCTTTACCCATCTGTGTCCTCCTGTATTAGTTCTGCTTCTTCAGCTTTCTTGAGATTGGCAATCCTGTCTCGGGCCGCCTTGATAGTTTCTTCGTAGTCCTCCTGTGTAATAACCTGGCGGTCCTCTGTAATCTGCGTGGCCTCGCCACGTGAAGTAAATGCCTGCCTCGCTGCATTGGACACAGAGATCGATATCTCCTTTAGGTCCCTTACCGTAGGCTTTAGCTCTCCTGACTCTAGGTCGTCCCTTACAGAGTTAATCAGGTCCTCTTCTAGGCTACTGAGGTTCAGGTAGTTCTTTGCGGCAATCTTGCCGCTTAACTCTTTAAACTTCCCTAGATGATCCGTGTAGTCCGACAGGACGCTGATGACGGTCTCCCTATCAATCCCGTACTTCTTAACGATACGGGTCTGGCTACTGCCAGTGCTATACAGATACAGGATGGACGCAACCTTCTCGGGGTTGTGCCTAGATAGACTACGGACCTTCTCGATCTCTTTCTTCTCGGCTACTTCCCATATTGCACCTTGGATTTCCTGCATAAGTGCAGCCTTGTCTTCAGGGGAATTGTTGTCTGGTTCCTCTAGCATTTCTTAATTATTTATAAAATAAACTTGACAGTCAAGTAAAAACTACTGTATAATCCTTTTATACTCCTTAAGGAGTTCTTGCCTTAAGAAGTTTCCTGGCCCCGTAGGGGCAAAGGAAATAAGGAGGAACCAAGGACAAAGGAATCCTTAAAGACACTCCTTAAGGAATACAAGAACCTAGCCACGGGTAGAAGCGTTGCTTCTCCTGATGCCCTATGAAGGGGGTATTTTTTTGAGGGGCGGTTGATGAAATCCACAAAAATATAGCTAGTTAATAGAAGCCCCCGCCCCCCCATAAGCTGGGCTAATACCAGACCGAGCCAGCATAAGATCCGCTAATACTGCGGGTCGATAAGCTGTCCTAATCCTGCACGGCTTCAGCATAAGTTCCCCTAATGCTACGGGGCTATAAGCTCGGCTAATTCTAGACGGACTCAGCATAAGATTCCCTAATGCGGGGGGATCCATAAGCTCGGCTAATCCTAGGGCGGCCGATAAGGTGAGATAAGTTTTTCTTTTTCTGTGAGTGAAAGGATCCACCAGATAAGTTCCCCTACTTGCATTGCATCCAATCCTCCAGCATAAGTGCAACTGATTTAAGGGAGCGGTTATGGCTTGTATAAGCTTTGCTAATGCCCTGCTGCGGCTGAATCTCGGAATGGTCGAATTTGCCTGTATGGCCTTCTGACGGCCTGCGAGGGGTAGGGTGCCAGTCGAAAATCGGACGCCTTGTAGGGCTTCCTAGGTGCCCTGCTGTCGATTTCATTTTTGCATTTTTGGAGCATTATCAACGACTTACGAAAGTCTATCAACGACTTATGAAACTCTTATCAACGACTTACGTAACTATATAAGGGGTTTACGGCCGTGAAAGTAGTAATGGTTTCATTATTTTGGATACACGGTTTCAGAAATAGTGATATCTATTCACATATTATTCGCTATAATTGATGCGTAACACCCGTTCTTTGACAGTCCAAAACGCTACCGACTCCGACCTCGGATGTCGACCGCTGGCACCTCTACCGTTCAGAAGACCCACTGCCTTGAGCTTTGGACTTGCGGATATGTGACGGCGACTCGGCCTTCGATATGGCGATACCTTGGATGGCACTTCTGGAAGTGGAAGTGCGGGTGCTAGCACCCTCGATGACGTAGTAGTAGGACATAGATTGGTAACCCAGCCGCATACTGCGGCGGTCACAAGCCCGCATAGATGGGGAGTGCCAATAATCAACGCATTAAAATTATGACATATCACAACGCAGAAACAGGTGAAGTATTAGACATCCAAGAGTGGCACTCGACCCAATATGGTCACGAGGTCACGCTCGCCAATGGCGAACGATGGGATGTAAACGGAAATCCTAAATGTGAAGCAGTCGAGCTTCGGTTCGAAGCTGTCCCGCAGGAAGTCCAAGATGACTGGGATGAAGCCGAGCAACTTGCCCGATACGACTGCCAAGGAAACATATTATACTAACAATCCACACAGCTCGCACCCCACAAGGTGCGGGCTTTTTGGGTGTAAGCATTCCGCTTATAACTAACACACAAACCAATAAATATAATGAACATTCAACAAGCATACATACAGCACAAGAACTCTTGCCTATTAAACCAAGACAAGCCAATGGCGCAAGCAGACTTCTACAGTCTGGCCAGTTCGATGATCAGTTGGGCAAACCAACAAAGCATCGCCGCTGACCCCAAGGGTGTAGCAAGCGTAGTTCACAGCAGTGCATTGAGACTCGCCAAGAGTTAATCCATCAGCCTCCTAGCCATTCGCTAGGGGGCTTTCTGGGTAGAAGCATACTGCTTCTCCTTAACATACAACCAATACAAACTATGCCAAACATTGACAGCATCATCGACTACGAAAACGGCGAGCTAGACTTCGTCGAAATCATCGAGCTATTCTCAAATCTCGTGAAGACGGGCACGATCAATCACCTTCAAGGTAGCTACGGGCGCCAGGCCGAGCACCTCGTACAGGAGGGACTCATCGAGCCAGACGGGACTATCGACTGGGACAGCGTCGACCACGCCGAAGCCTACGGAATGTAGGAAGCACAGCCTGCTAGCTATTCGCTAGTGGGCTTTTCGGGTAGAGGCATACTGCCTCTGACTAACACAAACCAATAAACAGATAATCAGACATGAACGCAAGTTATTTATTACCGTTCGGTATTTTAATTGGAATTATACTCGTTAATCTTAATTATAGTCCCGATCGGTAAGTAAATTCTGCCTTTGAAGTTTACCACGAATCAGAATTTGACTCGTGCGTTGCGTGGGCTTGCCTATTTAATCCAAGCGGCAAGCAAATCTTTGACGCTTAAACCATACAAACCAATAAACAAACATGAAAACGAAACAACTAATATTCGCCCTTGCACTTGGCCTAGTTTCAAACCTATCTGGCAATGCGTCTGAAATCGTAGCGGCTACCCTCATCCTAGAAGCAGGCGGAGAGTACGCCTACGGCTCGATGCAGGCGGTGCACGAGGTCATACTCAACCGAGCTGTCAAACGCAGGCTCACGCCCAAGCAGGTGTGCCTACAGCGCAAGCAGTTCAGCTGTTGGAACAGCGGCCAGATCGACCAGCTACTAGCCAAGGCCAAGCGGCACCCTCGATACAGCGAGGCACTAGCAATCGTGCACTCAGCGCCTACCAATTACACGGACGGGGCTGATCACTATCACGCTGACTACTGCAACCCATACTGGGCTAGCTCATTGCAAAAGACTTGCAAGATCGGTCGGCATATCTTCTATAAATAACTAACTAACACCTAACCAACACCTAACCAATACAAACTATGACAGACCTAGAAAAAAGAATAGACGACATACGCTTTGAAGCCGACGGCATAGAAGAATCTATAGTCGAAGGCGGAGCCGAAGGCGCATACACCACCAAAGAATTATCAAAGATGGAATGGAAGGTGGATGCATTGCGAGCATATGCAAGAGACTTAGAAACTCACTACATAAATAACTAACACTAACTAACTATGAAAACTGAATCAAACCTACAGGTCGGACAGGCATACATCGTGGACAACAAACCGATGGTGCTGACCGACATAACATACGGGAGGCACAGCTTTACCGACGGTCGCTATGGCTTCGGTCGGGAGCTGGGTAGCCGCCCTTCGGACTCCAAGATACTCTACGCCCTGCAGATTGCTGAAGGCGTTGACCCTCAAGATATACTCGACAAACTCAAGCGCACCGCTCAATATATGGTGCACTGCAACCCATAACATGTATCCATTTATGAAAACAAATACAGAAATACAATCGGACTTCAGCCAGCAGTGGCTGGAGCCTCTCGACAATGCACTGCAGGAGATCCTCAAGTGCGACGCACGCCAAGCTAACATACGGGAGCAGGGCTACACTCACTTGGCACTAGCCGAGCTAACTCAGATCCGTGCAGGCATTCAATACCTCAAGGAGATCCTCGATGACCCTATGGAGAAATCACTATGAGCAAAGCATATCACAACGGAGCAGGCATCTTCCCAGATGACGCAAGCGAACGAAAGACTTACCCTGTATGCACAGGGTGCCTAGAGTATTTCCCGCACGCCCTCGCCGAGGTCGCACATCAGTCATACAAGGGGAACCAACAGCACCACCCAGACAAGCCCCTGCACTGGGACAAGTCCAAGTCTACCGACGAGTCCGATGCCCTTATACGGCACCAGCTGGAGGGAGACTACGCCGCTGTAGCTTGGAGGGCACTCGCCCAACTAGAGCGCAGTATCCTTAAGGAGAAAGGTCATTGATCATCCTTGACACCTTCGCCCTATTCCTTAAGGATTCTTCTTACTAAGGAGATGCCCCTGTAGGGGGCACTTCCTTAAGGAGTTATTCCTTAATTATAACAAACCTAATATCAACGTCAAGCACAAATTATGAAATACGAAACAGGCACTACACTAACGGGCGGTCATGGGAAGTTTACTCTCACGGACTGCGAGGTCATCGGCATCAGAGAATCCGACGGAGAGGAGACGTGGTTATACACGTGGTCTACCGACGATGATCGTCGAGTTTTAATGACAGGACGGGAGCTGTCTGCGGCCATCGCAGACGGAGCCAGCCTCGCCGAGGCTTAAGCATCAAAACTATTCAACCCAAACTAACAGCACTATGAAAAATATAAATACAGAAAAACTAATTCAATACATTAACGACTGGGCGGATCAATCCGAGAGACAGGCCTATAAGTGGGGCGCCGATGGTTATTTCTCGGAAGCGCACAAGGATCAAGTGATTGCCGAATTCTTAAGGGAAGACCTTGTGCGGGGTATCGAGATGGACTTGATAGACGCAGAGAATTAGCAAAATGACGGGAGTTGTGTATTTTATAATACATTAAACTTAACACAATAACCGCTTAATGCCATCAAACTTAACACGTAACAATAACACCTACGTTTAATCCTATGAAACTAACAGCACCATGAACAATAATGGATAAGAATGAACAACGAATAGCAATTGCCGAGGAGTGCGGATGGACGCTCAACGGATCATCTGGGACATATAATACGCACCCATATGTCAGCCCCAGCAATGGTATAAAAAAACACCTGCCCGACTACTGCAACGACCTCAACGCCATGCACGAGGCGGAGAAGGTGTTACTGATCAATCCACCCATACAGCACGAATATGCGGATTGCCTTAATGGGTCGCTGGGCGGATCAGGTCGAACACAATTCGATATATATCATTCAACCGCCGCACAACGAGCCGAGGCATTTTTGAAAATAATTGGAAAATGGGAGGAATCAAAATGAGCGACAAACCAATAACCAATGAAGAACTGTGATGGCAACCCCGTTGAATTCGACGGGATTAAATACAAACTAACAGCACTATGAAAAACCTAAGCGACACGCCAAGAACAGATGAGGTTCGACACAACATAGCAGAACTAGCAATGCACGCTAGAAAACTTGAGCGAGAGCTAGCTGAACTTAAAGCCATACATAAGACAGCCATTACTGACTGCCAGCAATACACTCCCGAACGTTGGAAGGAAATCTGCGACGTGCAGGAGCCTGCGGCTGTATGGATTGACGGCAAGCAGATGACTGAGCTTATGAAGAACAATAACACCTGCGTTTAATCCTATGAAAATAACAATCGAACACTACGGAGAAAAATTTTCCTACGAAACAGAGAGCGACGCACTTGACTCTACTGAGTTAGTCGATGCCCTCTTCAACCTATGCGTGTCCGTTGGATACCACAGGAACTCTATCGCAGATTCAATGCACGAGAAAGTTTGCCAAAGCATGGACGAAAGAAATAACCAATAGCACTATGAATGAAATACAGATCAGCACTTACCCCAGCGGGGTAGCCAGGAAACTAGGACAGGACGTTGTTGTTCAACGTCTCAACCTATTGAATAAGTTCGATGACTGCACCATCGAAGAACTACAGGACGGCGACAGATACTTCGTCCCGATGCAAGAGCTACCACAGCGTAGCGCAGAGGATATCTTGAACTTCATCGAAGACAATCAGATCGACGTCGTGCACGTCCCGATCGGAAGTCTATTGGATGGTGCCACCGAGTTTGAGATCGAACTGCACTCGCACAAGACTGAACTAGTCGAGACGCTCTGGACAGACTCAGTCCGTGACGCCATCAACTACCTGATGGATATGTCCGAGGAAGAAATATGATTGACAGGGCATAGGGTGAGCCTCTTAATACTAGGATGGCTCACTTCTATGACTGCAATGACACACTAGATGCCTTCCTTCGGGAAGACATAAGCACCGTAGCACAGGCTCGAAAAGTCCGTGCTATTTATCCCAGCGTTACCACCGTCCTAAGCATCTGCAAAGATGAGTTCCTCGACGGAATATATAAGCCCCGCATGATCACCGACCTCGCTCGGGAGAACCCGCACCTACCTTGGCAAGAGGTAGAGCGAATGACATACGGATCACGGCGGCACCCACTTGACGGTCGGCCTATACCATCGTCAGACTTCGGGACTGCAGTGCACAATAGAATCGAAGAACTAGTGCAGGCCAAGTTGCACGGGCACGAATTAGCCGAGTGCCCTTACAATGAATGGGCTACGCCCTTCCTTGATTGGATCGAAGAGGAACAGGTCAAGCCAGTAGCGACCGAGTGCATCATCGCTGACCGACTCCTAAAGATCGCAGGTAGCGTAGACTTCGTCGGATACGACCAAGAGGGAAACATTTTTCTAGCGGACTACAAGTGCCGAACCAACACACGGGGCAAGGCTAAGGTATACGAAAAGGACTGCGAGCAGTTAGCCATCGAGGCCTTTATGATTCAACGTCAGCACGACCTGCCTTACACTCCAGCCTGTAGGTCTGTCGTGATTGACTGCGACACCAAGAAGCACTTCCATCACGAGTGGAAGACAGACGACGTAAAGAAGGGCATCGCCAACGCAAAGCTAATGGCGAAACTCTACTGGAACAAGCGCATGAAAAAATAATATGAAAGATTTAAATCCTAACAAGTGGTCCGACCTGGGCTACTACATTGACGACGAAGCCATACAGCTAGACGGTTGTGACTCCGCTATACTGGGCGTCACCGACGACGGCTTTCTCTGCTATAGCTATGAGTTACTGATCGATGTGTTTGTTACACGGGACGCTATGCAACCCGACGAAGCCCTCGAGTGGGTAGAGTTTAATATCTTAAGACTCAAGGGGCACTGCGGGCACTTCCACGTGATATACACTGACATCTAGGGCGTGCCATTTGAGATAAGATACAAGCACTCAATGATGCCCGATAGCTACGTCGGCAAGTGCATCAAGCACGCTCACACAAAAGAGCAGGCACTAAAATATTTCGCACCGAAGAAACCCTGCAAGAAGGGGTGGACTCGGACCAAGCACAAGGCCGCAGTTCAAATCCTAAGCGTAAATGAAATACCTACCGAGTAGTAAACTGAAAGAGTGGAGGATAGACAACCTCCCCAATGAGTGCCCGATCTTCAAGTGCAAGGTTGACGACGCTGTCGTCGATCACTGCCATAGCACGGGCCTAGTCCGAGGTGTATTGCACAGGCAAAGCAACGCCTGGGCTGGTAAGATTGAAAACTCTTGGAAGAGATTCGGCCAAAACAATTCAGACCTTGCACTGCCCGAGGCACTGCGTGCCTTAGCTACATATCTCGAGGAAGCTCGGACCGATATACTGCACCCAGTCGGACTCCGCCAGAAGTGCAACCGCTTCGGCAGGCTAGCCAAGGCCGAGCAGATAAAAACTTTAAGAGAATTAAAATGCAACGCAGAAGAAATTAAGGCTTGCAAAAATTCTAAAGACCGCACACAATCCTTCCGCACTGCGCTTCTTAAGCAGTGCACTTAACGCAAACCATAAAACATATGACAGATACAAACATACAGCACAAGCTACAGGGTATCCAGTCGGAGCTAAAGGCGCCGAAGGGACAGACCAATAAATTCGGAGGGTATAAATACCGCTCCTGCGAGGACATCCTCACTGCACTGAAACCACTGCTCTCCAAATGGAGTTGCACTCTAGCCATCAGCGACGACATCGTCGAGGTCGGCGGTCGAGTATACGTCAAGGCAACAGCTACACTTGCGTCCAGCGAAAATGATTACTCAATCAACGTAAGCGGATTCGCTCGTGAAGCTGAAACCAAGAAGGGTATGGACGATGCGCAGATCACTGGCTCGGCCTCCTCCTATGCACGCAAGTATGCGCTCAACGGACTTTTTGCTATCGACGACACCAAGGACGCCGATGCAACAAACACTCACGGGAAGGGTGAACCTTCCTACCAAAAGAAAACACAGACCCTGGATGGGTTAATATAATGCAACAGCAATACGACAACAATAACAGCGGTGCCCTCTTCCCTAACGATCGTAAGGAAAAGGAGACGCACCCTGACCTCACTGGATCAGCCGAGATCGACGGCAAAGAATACTGGTTCAAGGGCTGGAAGAAAACCAGCAAGGCTGGCAAGCCGTTCCTTTCAGTTGCCTTTGACCCCAAGGAGTCGAAGCCCGATGTAGTATCCGAAGGAGTTGCCCCGTTGAACGACGACCCCGTCCCGTTCTAAGCCAACCTTGACTACGCCCCAAGCGTGCCGACTGGAGTCCGAATCTTCAGTCGGCATTTTTATATAACTCAAAGCACTTAACGCACTTAACGCACTATGAAAAACTATGAAAAATATATTAGAAGCAGACACAAATCTACCGCATAACTTATCTGCGGAGCACGCAGTTATTTCCTGCTGTTTATTGCAGGGTAACTCTGATGCCTACGACAGCATCAGCAATTTACTGAAGTCCGACGACTTCTATTCCCTTCAGCATCAGCTAGCCTACCAAGGTATAGCCGACCTGGCCAACGAGGGCCAGCCCCTCGATGAGATCCACCTAGTCGAGAAGCTCAAGGTCAACAACAGCATCGACGAAGTCGGGGGGATCGCAGGCGTATTCGGGCTAACCGAAGGTGCCGAGACAACTACATCGATCAAGCACTACGCAGGGATCGTAAAAGAGAAGAGCAACCTTAGGAGGTTGCACCGCTCTTACAAGCTGGCCGCAGAGCAGGCCGCATCGGAACAGCTTTCTTCTTCCGAGATCCAGGGCGCAGTCGAGTCCGACCTAGGGGAAGACGTAAACTCTGGCGCAGGTATAGAGAGTATCTCTGCCTCCGTCGAGGTACTCAAGGACGAGTTCAAACAGATGCAAGAGGGCACCTTCGTAAAGGACGTTGTCCGCACGCATATACCGCACCTAGATGAAAAGCTAGGTATGGGTGGTATCGGGGCTGGAGAGGTCTGTATCATAGCGGCACCTACGTCCTGCGGTAAGTCCGCAGTTGCTATCAACATTGCACTGCGTGCCGCAAAGACCGAAGCCGTCCCGACAAGTATCTTCTCCTTTGAGATGCCGCAGAAACAAATCGCAAGGCGTATGGTTCAAACCTTGAGCGGAGTAAACCTCCGCCAGATCGAGGAGAACATAGCTAGCCAGGCAAAGATTAAGGCCGTGAACTCTGCCAACGAACTGCTCTCTACCTTGCCCATCTATACGGTGCACGCAGTGCAGGGAGCCGATGACCTTAAGAGTCAAATCAGAATCCTTGTGCGCAAGCACGGGGTAAAGCTGGTAGTCATTGACTACCTTCAGCTAGTCCCGTTCGGCAAGAACGTAGGCAAGACCGAGGGCATCTCGTCCATCTCGCACAAGATCAAACAGATCGCCGTCGAGCTGGGCATAGGTATACTTCTGCTAGCGCAGGTCAACCGAGAGGGGGCCAAGCGTGAAAGCGGGTTGTCCTTGTATGACCTAAAGGATTCGGGCGACATCGAGAACGACGCTGACGCAGTCGTGCTTATGTGGCCCCAAGGAGGGGACGTTGAGTCAGCCAAGAAGGTTGACGCAGTCGGACCATACACTGAGTTGCAATACTCAGTTGCTAAAAATCGAGAAGGCGAACGTGACGTTCGTGGAATCTTCAAACTATATCACTGCGTAGGAATCATCAAATAATGAAAACAAAAAATCAACTCATCGAAATCGCCGCCAATGAATTTGGTAGCACACCTAACGTAATCCGAGGCCAGGCACGCACACGACGGGCGTCATACGCCAGGGACGCACTGTCATACATAATGCACCTGCACGGATACACGCACGAAGAAATATCTAGGCTGGTCAACAGGCACCGAGCCAGTGTAACCAAGGGCATCGAGCGAGTGAACTCTCGCCTGAGGTCCGAGGATCGAGACGAATCAGTCTACTGCCGAGCACTGCACAAGGCCTGCTTTCACGCAGGCATTAAACTCCCAACTAACTAACGCACCTATGAAGCATAAAAAATTTGACCTAGATATGTTCGACTTGACTGACAGCCCAGCCAGGGAAGCGACCAAGCAATACATATCCCGCAAGGGTTACACGGCTGTTGACAATCCCAACAAGTATTGCGCCGACCTAATCGTAGAGGGCCTGTGCTACATTGAATGCGAGTGCAAACTCGTATGGACAGGGCCAGAGTTTCCTTGGCCTAGCGTGCACTTACCTCAACGAAAGAAGAAGTTCGCTAAGCTCACTATGCCTGTGCAGTTCTACATCTGGAACAAGGAGTACAGTCACGCCATCAGGATCTGCGGATGGCAACTGACCGACGAAAAGCTGATCGAAGTTCCTAACAGAATGATCGCAGATGGTGAATACTTCTACGATATACCTATAAATGAAACGCATATCATCAGTAAAACCTGATAATGCTTGAATGCACTGCATTTATACTGTATACTTTAGGCACCCTATTAATGGGTAGCGTTATTGTGTGTGATGTGAAGGGGGCTTTTTTCATAGTTTAGCCCCTGACCTTTGGCCTCTCCCTTATCTGGGGGGAGGCCAAACTTGTTTTAGGACCTGCGTATGCTAGGCTTTACACCTTCCTTGCGTCGCTCCTTGCGAAGCTTCTTCTGTTGCTCCTTGCCTCCGCCGACTCGGTTGTACCAAACGTCGGACAGTGGAGAGTTCCGCCAGGCCTTCATCTCAAATAACTCTACGTCACCCTTGACCCAGGACCTTAGCGATTCCTCGCCCTTGATCATAATGTTTATAGCAGGGGGAGTGAAGCGCTGGATTGCGCTCTCGACTGCGCCCTTCTCGAGTGCACGAGTAGTCGTGTATTTAGACATTCCAAACATCCCAAGCATATTGTTCATTACGTGCTCGGGGATATAGGTATCCTTGCCTGCGATCCAGTCGTCCAGCAGATCCGAAGGAAGTCCAAACATAGTCAACAGGGTAGCCATATACGCAAGCCTACGAAGCGCAACGATACGTTGCTGCAGTGTCTTGCCTGGTCCGCCCAAGTCGTTCATAAATTCTTGCCTGTTGTAGTTCAGGTCCAAGAGCATGAACGTACTGAGCTTGTAGAACAGTCTCTTGTTCGGGTCAGTCTGGTAGCCCTCTGGCACCTGCAAGTAAGTCAACGGCTGGCGTTGCAGTAGCTCGGCCAGTAGTGCCTCCTTGACTAACGCACTGTCCATAGCCTTTCCAAGCTTGAGATCAGAGATGGCTCTTAGGGCATCTTCTCTTCCCATCGTAATCGTCAACTCACTCAGAAGTTGCTCATACTTCTTAGACCCTACGGGTGCCTTAGCCTTCTTGACGAAGTCGTCGTATGCCGCCTCGATACTGGCGTGCTTCATAGCTGTATCCATCTGACGGAACGGGACCAAGCGGCTGAGGCCAAAGTCC